ACTGTAGAATCACCTATAGCTGTAAAATTTTCAGATAAAGATTATGATTTGATAGGTGGTAATACTAGACTATCAGGTTTAGTTAACAATGGAGAAGACCCAACTATTTGGATAGTTGATATATCTAATTTAAAAGAATTAAAAGAAAGTTTATTACTAGAAGGTGGAGCCTACGGGCACATGAATCATCCGTTTGATGACCGAAATATTACATTTTCAGATTTAAAGCAGATAATTATAAATGGACTCGGAGGTAAATTAAATCGTGAGGACAATGTTACTGAGAAACTTGATGGACAAAACTTAATGGTTTCTTGGGTAAATAATAAATTGGTTACAGCTAGAAACAAAGGACAATTAAAGAATTTCGGAGCAACAGCAATGGACACTGCTGGTGTAGCATCTAAGTTTGCTGGTCGTGGTGATATCAAAGATGCTTTTGTTTTTGCTATGGAAGATTTGAGTAAATCAATAGGTTCACTATCAGATGCTCAAAAAGAAAAAGTTTTTGGTAATGGTAAAAGATGGATGAACTTAGAAGTTATATATCCTAAATCTACTAATGTTATTGATTATGATAAAGCACAGATAGTATTTCATGGTACATTAGAGTATGATGAAAGTGCAAAAGCTATAGGACAACCAAAAGATTCAGCAAGAATGTTAGCTGGGATGATTAAACAAGTCAATCAAAACGTACAGAAAAATTATACTATTGGTAAACCTCAATTTTTATCTGTACCAAAAGTACAAGATTTTAGTAAAAAGAAACAAACGTATTTGAATAAATTAAAAAAATTACAAAAACAATATGCACTAAAAGATAGTGATTCTCTAGGTACATATCATGAGTCTTTTTGGTTAGAATATATTTTTAATGCTGCTAAACAAATGGATTACAACATACCAAAAAGAACATTGATAAATCTAACTAAAAGATGGGCATTTCTTGATAAATCATATAAGGTACCAATGATGAGAAAAGATATCAAGAATAAAAAGTTCTTAAATTGGGCGTTGTCATTTGACAAAAATGACCACTCAAAATGGATAAAACAAAATATGAAACCATTTGAAGTATTGTTTTTTCAAGTAGGAGCTGAGATATTAAAAAATATCAGTGGTTATTTAGCAGCATCACCAGACAAAGCTGTACAAAAAATAAGAAGAGATGTAATCAGTGCAATTAAAACAGTAAAGAAAAGTAAAGATATAAAAAAGATACGTACTTTAAAATTACAACTAGAAAAATTAAATAATATTGGTGGATTAGATTCAGTAGTACCATCAGAAGGAATAGTTTTTAAATACAAAGGAAAAGTATATAAATTTACTGGAGCATTTGCACCAGTTAATCAAATCGTAGGTTTATTAAACTTCTAAGGAAAAGGTTATGGCAGGATATAGTAAAGAGTCAGAAAGACAAAATAAAGCTCTCCGAGCAATAATGAGAGGAGAAACTCCTGAAAAAAGAGTAATGGTTGGATATGATAAAGAAAAATCAGAATCAAGTGGTGATAAAATAGATAGATTATCTGACATAATGAAAGAGGCTAGAATGCCTTGGTTTTGTCCAGAATGTGATAAGACTATGAAAAAAAGATTAGACAATAAGTTTTGGAGATTATTTGGACATTGTTTTGATTGTCAAGTCAAACTTGAACATAAATTAAGATTAGAAGGTAAATATGATGAATGGGAACAGAATAAAATAAAAGAAAATAAATTAGCGTGGATAAAAGACCAAAAGCAATCAATTATAGAATATAAAAAATTAAATTCTCCTGAAATATATAATCAAGTAAATCCAGATGGTCATTCTATCGAAAAAGAAAAATGGAATGTAAATTTTAAAAAAATAATTAAACAAGCAGATGAAGCATTAGCACATCTTGATAAGTTAGAAGAATCGTTGAAATAAAAATTATGAAAAGAAATTCAAAAGGACAATTAAAGGATGCTATAAAACAAGAATATGTTAAGTGTGCTGCTGACCCTGTATATTTTTTAAAAAAGTATTGTGTGATACAACATCCAATTAAAGGTAAAATACCTTTTCATTTATATCCTTTTCAAGAAGATACTGTAAGTGATTTTATTCAAAGTAGATTTAATATAATATTAAAAGCTAGACAATTAGGTATATCAACACTAACAGCAGGTTACTCTTTGTGGATGATGACATTTCATCAAGATAAAAATATTTTGGTAATAGCTACAAAACAAGAAGTAGCAAAAAACTTGGTAACAAAGGTTCGTGTAATGCATGCAAACTTACCAAGTTGGATTAAACAAAGATGTGTTGAAGATAACAAGTTGAGTCTAAGATACAAGAATGGTTCTCAGATAAAAGCTGTATCAAGTGGTGAGGACAGCGGTCGTTCAGAAGCACTATCATTACTGATACTAGACGAGGCAGCATTTATTGAAAAGATTGATAGTATATGGGCAGCAGCTTCTCAAACATTATCAACTGGTGGACAATGTATAGCTCTTTCAACACCTAATGGTGTAGGTAATTGGTTTCATAGGACGTGGATGGATGCTGAAGATGGTTTAAATGACTTTAATTTCATTAAATTACACTGGACTGTACATCCCGATAGAGGAGAAGAATATAGAAAAGAACAAGATGCCTTATTGGGACCATCTCTTGCGGCTCAAGAGTGCGATTGTGACTTTATAACTTCTGGTCAAACTGTAATTGATGGTATAATTTTAGAAGAGTACAGGACTACTCAAGTTCAAGAACCAATAGAAAAAAGAGGTATCGATAGTAATATTTGGGTATGGAAACCACCAAACTATACAAAAGATTATATAGTATGTGCTGATGTAAGTAGAGGAGATTCAACAGACTATTCTGCTTTTCATATATTAGATATAGAAAGTTTAGAACAGGTAGCAGAATATAAAGGTAGAATGTCTACACGTGATTATGGTAATTTATTAGTTAATATAGCAACAGAATATAATAATGCATTACTTGTTATTGAGAACAATAATATTGGTTGGGCTACTATACAACAAGTAATAGATAGACAATATGAAAATTTATTTTATATGAGCAAAGATTTACAGATAGTTGATGTACATAGACAGATAAATAATAAAATTAACAGAATGGAAAAACAATTAGTACCTGGATTTACTCTAACATCTAAAACTAGACCATTAGTAATTTCTAAATTAGAAGAATTTTTTAGGGAAAAGACAATAAAAGTACATTCACAACGATTAATTGATGAGTTGTTTGTATTTATATATAATGGCAGTAGAGCTGAAGCTATGAGTGGATATAACGATGACTTAGTTATGTCATATGCAATGGGACTTTGGATAAGAGAAACTGCTTTAAGATTGAGAGCAGAAGGTATAGAATTACAAAAAAAATCAATTAGTAACATAACAACTAACCAGGGAATTTATATGCCCAATAATAACCAGAATGACTCTTGGACTATGGATGTTAATAAAGAACAAGAATCATTAGATTGGTTACTTTAAGTGAGGTAAAAAATGGCTGACACAAGTTTATTCAGTAGATTAAGAAGATTATTTAGCACTAACGTGGTAGTTAGAAACGTAGGTGGAAAACAATTAAAAGTAGCTGATACTAGTAGGACACAATCATATCAGAAAACTAATTTAGTAGATAGATTTCAAAAAATATACACTGGTGTAGGACTAAGTGGATATAGTGACTCATTATTAACTAAGTCTATGAGATTAAATCTATTTAAAGACTATGAATCTATGGATAGTGATGCAATTATCTCATCTGCATTAGATATATATGCTGACGAATCAACTATGAAATCTGAATATGGAGATGTTTTAGATATAAAAACTGATAATGACCAGATAAGTAAGATATTACACAATCTTTTTTACGATATACTTAATATTGAATTTAATCTATGGCCTTGGGTTCGTAATATGTGTAAATATGGTGATTTCTTTTTAAAGTTAGATATCGATGAAAAGTATGGTGTAACTAATGTAGTACCTTTACCAGTATATGATGTTTCAAGATTAGAAGGAATAGACCCTGAGAATCCTGAATATGTAAAATTTTTAATAGAATCTAATACCACAGAAAATAGATTTAAATCTCAACAATCAACTACTAGAGTAGAACTAGAAAATTACGAGATTGCTCACTTTAGACTACTTTCAGATTCTAACTATTTACCATATGGTAAATCTCAAGTAGAAGGAGCAAGAAAAATTTGGAAACAGTTAACTCTTATGGAAGATGCTATGTTAATACATAGAATTATGAGAGCACCAGAAAAAAGAATATTTAAACTTGATATTGGAAATATTCCTCCAGCTGAAGTTGAAAATTATATGCAACAGATAATAAATAAAATGAAAAAAGCCCCTGTAGTTGATGAAACAACTGGTGATTATAATCTTAAATATAATATGCAAAATATTACAGAAGATTTCTTTTTACCAGTAAGAGGTGGTGATAGTGGTACTAGTATTGATTCATTACCAGGTCTAACATATGAAGCAACAGAAGATATTGAATATCTAAAGAATAAATTGTTATCATCATTAAGAATACCTAAAGCATTTTTAGGATTTGAAGAACAAGTTGGTTCAAAAGCTACTTTAGCAGCAGAAGATGTAAGATTTGCAAGAACAATAGAAAGAATACAAAGAATTACTATATCAGAATTAACTAAAATAGCTATAGTACATTTGTATGCACAAGGATATCAAGACTCTGATTTAGTTAATTTTGAATTAGGATTAACTAATCCTTCAACAATATATGAACAAGAAAAAATAGAACTTTGGAATAATAAAACTTCTTTAGCATCATCTATGTTACAAGATGGTTTAGTTTCTTCTGAATGGATTTATAAAAATATATTTAATTTTACCGATGAAGAGATAAAAGAAGAGGATAAAGGTATTGTTCATGACTACAAACAAAAATTTAGACGTTCACAGATTGAAAATGAAGGCAATGACCCAGCTGAATCAGGTGAAGCTCAAGGTACACCATCTGATATGGCTATGGGTAGAACAGGTCATGAATTAGATGATAAGGGTGGAGCACCAGAGGGTGGATTTGAAGGAGCTGGTAGACCTAAAGAACTTAATAAGTATGGTAAAGATAGTGGAGTACGTGGTAGAGACCCATTAGGAGCACATGATATGAAAAAAGGAGGAAGTGGAGCTCCAAAGTACGGTAAACCATTAGCTTTAGCACACTTTGATAAGTTAAAAAAATCTATGAGTTTAAATGGCGTCGAGAAGAAAATTATAACTGAAACATCTGAAGTTGAACAAGAATATGAAAAAGAGGTGGAAACTTTATCAAAAAAATCATAATTTGATGAATTATTCCATTATTATATATTTATTTAAGACTACAAGTATCTAAAAACGGAGTATTGTAAAAATGTCAAAAAAACTTAAACATTCTAAAATAAAGAATACAAGTATTCTTTTTGAATTGTTAACAAGACAAATAACAGCAGATGTTTTAGCTGATAAAACAACAAAAACTGTTAGTATTGTAAAAAAATTCTTTAGCGAACAAACAGAGTTAGGTAAAGAATTACAATTATATAAAATCCTATCCGAGAAAAAATATAACTCTACACTAAAAGCTAATCAATTACTGGAAACGGTAATAAAATCAAGAAATAAACTAAGTAATTCTAAACTTAGACGTGAAAAATATAATTTAATTAAAGCAATAAAAGAAAATTATAATGTAGATGATTTTATGAATGCTAGAATAAATAACTATAAATTATTAGCTTCTATATATAATATATTCCAATCAGAAACTACAAATGAGCAGTTTAATCCAGAACACATAGTAAATTCTAAATTTACAATACTAGAAAATATAGCTGGTAAAAAACAAACTTCTCAAAACAAAGAAACTTTTATTGCAGAATATAAACAAAAAGATAAAGATTTAAGATTATTAGCATATCAAATATTAGTTGATAAATTCAATAGTAAATATAAGACACTAGATGAATCACAGAAAAAACTATTGAAAAATTACATCAATAATATCAGTAATACTAATTCACTCAGAGAATTTGTTGATAGTGAAATAGTAAAAGTAAAAAAATACTTGAAAACTGAACTACCTAAAGTAAAAGACGATATAACTCAGATAAAATTAACAGAAGTTATTAATCAGATTGATGCTTTGAGTAAGGGTAAGCTAGTTACTGAAAAACAAGTTTTAACTTTGATGAGATATTACGAATTAGTTAAGGAAATAAACAATGTCCACGAAACTAGAAATATTAAAAAAAGTAATTAGAGAACTTATTAAACAAGAATTAGAAGAAGTTTCCGTAACTGGTAACTTAGATGGTGGTGAAGGACCTCCAAAAACACCATATGCATTCCAATCTAAACCTAAATCCAAAAAAGATAAAGACAAAGAAAAAGCTATAATGAAATCTATGGGATATAGTAAAGTAGATGAAGCTAAATTTCACGTCAAAACTAATTTTGGTAGCGTAATAGTTGATGCTAGTGGTAAAGGTGAAGCTATAATGAAAGTAGCTAAAAAACTTAAAGGTGGTCGTGCAAATATTACAGGTGCTAATCGTGTAGGTGTTGCCAACGCAAAACAAGTTGATAAAAAACTTGAAAATGTAAATGAAGCAGTACCTAGTCCTGCTAAAGTGGCAAAAGAATTTGACATAATCATGAGAAAAATGACAAAAGGTAATCCGATGGCAATGAGAAAAAAAGACTTCGATAAAGCTATTAGTATGTTGAAAAAAAAATATAACATAAACGAAGGTCGCTACCACGATTACAGGAACGATGAAACTTTAACACCAAAACAAAAAATTGGTCACTCGATGAGAGAGGTACGTGACAAGTTAAATGAATTAGATAAACTTGTCAAGATGAATGTCAGACTAAAAAATGAAATAGGAGTTGATTCTACTTCTTACTGGAAAAGAACTCATACTGCTATGAAAAAGATAAGTGAAAGGTTAGTAAAATTAGCTAATAAAGTCGGTCAACTTTACTAACTCTATCATGAAACCATCTTGGGACAAAGATGGGTTAACTTTTTTAGGTAGACTTTTAAGCATGTCTAATCTAAAGAAACGCTGGCTCATTGAAGAAACAAAAATTAAAGGTAAAGAACCCACAAAGGTTCAAACGATAACTTTTATAGATAAGTGGATAAAAAAGTTAGAAGATTTAAAAAGAGAAATAATAAAAACTCGGAGTTAAATGTGAAAGAACTTATAGTAGATTACTTACCATTTGAAGTAAAACCAGAACAGATTAGTGAGTCTATGAAACAGAACAATGGAAAACTAATCGTCAGAGGTGTATTGCAGAGAGCAGAAGCTAAGAATCAAAATGGTAGAGTTTATCCTCGTGAAATTTTGATGAGAGAGGCTAAAAAATACACAAAAGAATTTGTAAATGAAAAAAGAGCTATGGGTGAGCTAGACCATCCAGAAAGCTCTGTAGTTAACCTACAAAACGTATCCCATAATATTACTGAAATGCATTGGGAAGGTGATAACCTATTGGGTACAGTTGAGATATTAACAACTCCTAGTGGTAACATATTAAGAGAATTGTTTAAGTCTAATATCAAACTTGGTATCAGTTCAAGAGGTATGGGTTCAGTAGAAACCGTATCTGAGGGTCCTGCAGCAGGAGCTCAAAAAGTAGGTGATGATTTTGAACTTATAGCTTTTGATTTCGTATCAAACCCATCTACACATGGAGCATTCATGTATCCAATGAACGAGTCAGTAAATAAAGATTTACCTGCAGGTAGGACTTGTGGTGATTATTGTAAAGTTGAATCTATCATAAACGACATATTGAGAGGATAATAATGTCAAAATATAAAAAGATGATGGACTTGTATAAAGATTGGTTATTAGAGAGCAAGATACCTGGAGGATATGATAGTTACTTCAGAATCATGGACAAGAACATAGACCGAGTTGGTGATAACATGAAGACTCTTATGAAAGATTTAGCTAGAGACAAAGATGGTGATTTCAGAAAACAGGTACTTGAACTACAAAAAATTTACAAGAAAAATCTAATAGAATTAAAAGTAAAACTTGCTGACTTTAAACGGAAAAACTCATGATTAAATTAAAAGAACTAATCAAGGATGAATGTCATTGTGGTGATGCTTGCTGTAGTATTACAGAGGGACCAGATGAACAGAGACCTGCTGATTCTGAAGTACAGAGAATTGTTAAAGCAGAAGCTAAACTTCGTGAGAGAATGTTGAAGTTAGAACAGATTTTTTTAAGAGACGCTAGACCTGAGAACGTAAAACTATCAAAAGAATTGAAAAAAGTATACAAGGATACCGTCACTAAGTTTATGAGAGAGATGATTAAACTCAGAAAGAAAATGAAATAATGCCTTCAGTCTCTAAGGCACAACAAAGATTTATGGGATTGGTTCACGCTTACAAAAAAGGTGAAGTTCCAGCGAGTCAGGTCAGTCAAGCAGTAAAAGACGCGGCTAAATCAATGAAAAAGAAGTCAACTAAAAAAATGGCTTCTACAAAACATAAAGGTCTACCTAACAAGGTAAGAAGTGAGAACATGAATGAAGATGGACATACAGACGTAGCATCAGCTGAGAGAA